CTTGTCATCATTGACGAAGTCGCCACGATGAGGAATAGCAGGGCCAAGACCCTCTGGAAACCCTTGAACACGGTTCTTAACCGGCAGGGGATAGCGCGGGCAGCATGGGGTCTCACAGGCTCGCCGACGCCGACTGGCCCGACCGACGCCTTCGGCCAGAGTAAGCTCATTACTCCGGAGAAGTTGAAAGGGCATTTTACTGCTTGGAAACAGGAGACCATGCTCCAGGTCTCCCAGTTCAAGTGGGTACCGAAGCAGGACTCAGCTCAGAGCGTAGCGCGCATACTCAGCCCGTCTATCCGCTTCGAGCGAACGGTCTGCACCGATATGGAGCCCTATTACATCGAGCGACGAGCGCAGCTCTCCGAGGAGCAGCACAAGGCGTATAGACAAATCGTCAATCAGGCAGCGACGGACATCCGGGGGTCGATGGTTACAGCGGTTAACGCCGCGAATTTATTATCAAAAATTATTCAAATCAGCGCAGGCGTGGCATATGCTGCAGACGGCTCTATCGCCAGGCTTGACTTCGGCCCGAGGCTTTCAGTCCTCGAAGAACTGATTGAGGAGAACAATGAGAAGGTTTTGGTCTTCGTCCCGTTTACCGGCGTCCTTGAGGCATTGGCAACGGAGTTGCGAAAGCGATGGTCAGTAGCAGTCGTCAACGGCGACGTTTCTCCGGCGAAGAGGACACAAGTGTTCCGAGAGTTCCGGTCCCTGAAGAATCCTTGGATACTTCTCTGCCACCCGGACTGCATGGCCCACGGCCTGGACTTAACAACGGCGTCCCTCTCCATCTGGTATGCGCCGTACCTCAAGTCGGAGAAGTATCAGCAGGCCAACGCCCGGACCGATGGGAGCAGGCAGACAGCGAAGATCGACATCGCTTGGATATATGCGACCTCTGAAGAGAAGAGGGCTTACGCCGTCCTTGAAGGCAATGGGCGGTATCAGGATATTGTCTTGGAACTTTCCAAGAAGAGGAGTTGGTGAAGGAATGAGTCTCGCCCACTGCGATATAACGACCAGCCAAGCGCTGCCCATCACAACTAAAATTAGATGGGCAAGGGAGCGAATCCAGGAGTGGTATGAAGCCTGGGATGGTAAAGTATACGTCTCATTCTCCGGAGGAAAAGATTCTACTGTGCTCCTGCATCTGGTGCGCCAACTGTACCCGGAAGTTCCTGCAGTATTCGTCAATACTGGTCTTGAGTTCCCAGAGGTTACGTCGTTTGTGCGAACTGTCCCTAACGTAGTGTGGCTGAAGCCTAAGATGTTGTTTGGAGATGTGATAAGGAAGTACGGGTACCCAGTAATTAGCAAGGAAGTCGCGATGGCGGTATCGAGATACCGAAACACCAAGTCTGAGGATCAGCGAAGGCTCCGGCTTTGGGGCGGGGTAAACCCGACCTCCGGAAAGGTGCAGACTGTAGGAGTGATCCCGAAGAAATATCACTATCTAGTAGACGCGCCGTTCAAGATAAGCGAACAATGTTGCGACTGCATGAAGAAGCGTCCGATCGCAGCGTTCAACAAAGAGAGCGGCGCAGTACCAGTGGTCGGGGTTATGGCATGTGACAGCAGAGCGAGGGCTAGAAGTTACGCGACCGCAGGCTGTAATATATTTGACAAAAAGAAACTTATGTCCAGACCACTATCTATCTGGACAGAGCACGATATCTGGAGATGCTTGACCGCTGGGATACCTTACTCATCTATCTACAATATGGGCTACGACCGCACGGGGTGCGTATTCTGTGCGTTTGGCTGTATGCAGGAGAAGGAGCCAAGATTTGTAAAGTTGAAGTACACCCACCCTAAACTGCACAAGTATTGTATGGAATACCTCGGCATGGACCGAGTACTCGACTACATCGGAGTACCTTACGAGTAAAGTAAATCAGTTAACAAAAACCCCTTGACTATCTCTGTCAATCGGGTTACAATTAAGAAAATGAGGAACAAATAATTTCTTACTCCGCACCCGGCGAAAGCATAGGGCTTATGTCCTGCCTCCGGGAGTGGGCTGGTCGCACCGGGTGCGGAGTGTGGAGGAGGGTAAGATGGGAATGCGGACAGGTTTCGACGGAGGGTATAACCGGCGTGGCATAATTCAGGTCAAAGAAGCTACATGCTGCAGGTGTAGGAAAACTAAGCCCTGCCTGGTCTCCGACGCCTCAGAGGGGGAGTACAACCCGGCCTGTATTTGCAAAGAATGCGTAAGCATCCTCTTCTCGGAAGAGGAGAGATACGAGGGAGGCAAGTACTGAGATGAAAAAAGTACTTATGGATGCGATAACCGAAGCAGTCAAGCCGCCCTTCAGGATCTTCGACCACCTGAGCCAGGACCACCTCCTCGTCCCTGGAACGAAGGTCCGGTAGAAGGACGAGGCGTTCGACTGTGTCCGCAGCGCAGAGATCGTGGAGCGGCATGAGAACGAATGGTCGTACTGGGTAACTGAGGGACGAGGCAAATTCCTTATAAATGAGGTTCACATTGTAGCAATCGAGGAGGCTCAGATGGGAAACAATAGGAGGGACGCAACGAAGGCGGAGCCAGAGCAACCGGCGAAGAAAGTAATAACGGCGGATGCCGTCATAGCGGCGTATATCAAGACGCGAGACGCCATTGAGGCGGAGAAGAAGATCTACGAAGAAAAAGTCGAGAACCTGAAGGCGGTGCAGGCCAAGCGCGAGCAGTGGCTTACGTCGGAGCTTGACAAGCTGAAGCTGACGAGTTTCAAGAAAACAGGAATAGGCATCGCGTTCTTCAAAACGCGAACGTCGGCAACGATGGCCGACGCAACACAATTTGTCAATTGGATTAAGGAGGACTGGGAGGGGCGAAACCACTTTTTAGAGAAGCGAGTATCGAAGACCGCAGTGGACGAGGCCATTAAGGACGGCCAGACTCCTCCGCCAGGGACGTCGTACTCGTCTACGAGGGTAGTACAGATTAATCGAGGGTGAGGAGGAACGAGTGGAAGAACTTTTAGTAAAAATTAACGATCTGTTCTATGAGTTTAAGCGCGACTCTAATGCAAGACTGGACAATGGCAACAAGGCCGCGGGCGCCAGATCTCGGGAGACCAGCTTGGAGCTTGACAAGCCCCCGAAAGAATGGCGGAAAATTTTCGTTAAGGAGTAAGGAAATGGAGGACGTGCTTTTCTGCCCGAATTGTGGAGCAAAGACCCTTGAAGACCAGGATGACTGGGACTACAGGGGCGGGGAAAAATATTTATGTCGGACCTGCAATACTGTATACCAGATGGCATGCGAAGGGGTCGAGGAACCTACGGTAGAAGAGGACCCAAAGGAGGAATACAGGCCGGTAATCAGCTTCGCCGAAGCATGTACTGCGAGGATGTTGGAAAAATGTTCGACGCAACTCGTCAGCGCATTCGAACGGACGTCATTAGTTTTTAGCGAAGATCCCTCAGTGGAGAAAAACTTCCCACCTGAAGGGAAAATAATCAAGTTCAGAAGATACGCCCCATTAGAGGCGGAACCAAAACCGCAAGGAGAAAACGAAAATGAGTAATGAACTTATGATTCCGAGCAAGGCCGAAATTCCGGCATATATTCTCAATCCCGAGCTTGCTCGCCAGGCGAATGAGGACGCAGCCGCCGGCATCGGCACAGGGTTTCCAGCGAGAATAAAGCTGATGGGCACGAAGTTTGCTTTGGTGGACGGTAACGGCGAGGAGAAACCGTTCCCTCCCAGCAAGCTGTTCAACGGACCTGACGACAACCAGTACTTGCCTATCATCATCCTGCGGGCGAAGAAACCCCTGCAGAAAGCATGGTACCTCCGGAAGTACGACCCGAACGCCGATACGTTCCAAGCTCCGGACTGCTTCAGCAACGACGGTGAGCGCCCAGACCTGAGTAGCCCCTCTAAGCAATCAGAGACCTGCGCAGCCTGTCCGCACAATGCCTTCGGTTCTGGTACCGACCAGAACGGCAACGCGACGAAAGGCAAAGCCTGTTCCGACAGCAAGATTCTGGCAGTATTCGTGCCCGGCTTCGGAATCCACTCGTTCAAGCTGCCGCCAGCGTCGCTGAAGAACTTCGGCCTGTACGTCAAACAGTTGTCGGGCAGCGGCATACCGCTTGGCACAGTCAAGACTTTGGCGGGTTTCGATCTTGCACAGACATACCCCGTTCTGGTCTTCAAGTTTGGCGGGTTTCTCAAACCAGACCATATGGCGCAGCTCGAAGAAATGGCAATGTCGGTCGAAGTAGAAGACATCGTCAGAGGGATCACTGTGTCTGCGGCTGCTCCGGCTTTGCCGGCACCGCCCAAGCCTGCGACTGCACCTCCTCCGGCGGATGATGATCTCGGCCTGGACCTTGAAGATGGCAAGGCCGCAGCGGAAGCTGAGGCGAAAGCTAAGGCGGAGGCCGCAGCCAAGAAGAAACTCGCTGCTGCCAAGAAGAAAGCCGAGGCTGATGCAAAAGCCAAGGCAGAAGCCGAAGCAGCGCTCGCTGCACAAGCAGCAAACAAACCCAAGGTCTACGACCCATCCGAAGTCTCAGATGAAGACTTCATTAACGAGCTGGGGCTCGACGACCTATAGGAGTGCGCCATGCTGACTGATTTAGAGGAGGAGACCTTCCGGATGATGCGGCAAGAGATGCGTATGCGGTGCGTGGACGCC